CGGGCAGCATCTCGATCGAGGCGAGGATCTCGAAGAAGTCCACGAGCGAGACGGTCAGGACGTTGACGCGCTGACTCGGGTCGAAGCTGTAGCTGTAGCCCTCGATGAAGCCGCGGTAGCGCGTCCACCAGTCATCGCTGACGGGATTCCAGCGCGCGATCGCGGCCTGCTTCAGCGGTTCGAGCTTCCCGTAGAACGGCCCGGCCGAGTTCGTGGGGTCGAGGATCCCGTGAACGTCGGCGATCTGCACGACGGCCCGGCCGGTATCGGTGCGGTCCGTCTCGAACTGTCGGCCGCGGTCGATCGTGTAGCTCGTGACGAGGTTCGGGTAGAGGTCGGGATCGTCGATCCGAGTCCAGTCGGCGACCCAGGTCAGGGTCGGGTCATCGAAGGCGACCGAGAAGCGCCCGGTCGGCTCGCTCATCGGTTCCCCCGCCGGACGTGCTGCCGAGCCTTCGACCGCTTCGTGAGTTCCTGTTCGAAGTGGCCGACGTCCCGGACGTCGTGAACGTGAACGTCGCCGTTCACGACGACGCCGCCGCCGCCCGCGAGCGAGAAGGCGAGCGAGCCCGCTCCGGGGACGGTCGCGCCCGGCCCGAGCATCGAGAGCGCGACCGAGAGCCGCTCACGCTGACGAGCCCCGAGCCCGCCGAGCCCGGCCGCGGCGATGAAGCCCTTCGTGTTGACCGAGCGGAACTTCGTCCACTCGCCCGCCGCCGTCTGCGTCCCCTTCTTCAGCGGGTCGAGGTAGTCCTGGATCCACTTACGGACGTCCTCGCGGACGCCCGACTCGCGGAGGACGCGCCCGATGCTGCGTAGCTGCTTCCGGGTCGCCTTGTCGGCGTCGATCAGCCCGTCGGAGATCGCCTTCGATACCTGACGGAACTCGGCCCGGAGCGTGTTCAGCCCGGCGACGCGGGCCTCGCCGGTCGCGGTCAGGCCTAGCTCGCGGAACTGCCTCCGCGAGATCGCGGCGCGCGCCGCCTCCTCGGCCTTCTTCCGGTTCGCGGCGATCTGATCCTGAGTCGAGGCAACCGCGCTCTGAGCCGAGACGAGTTGCTCCTGAAGGTCGAGCGTCGAGCCGTACTGGCGGATCTGCGCCTTCAGCCCGGCGACGACGTCCTGCTGCCTCGCGAGGTCGTCGCGGAGCGTCCGGGTCAGGGTCGCGCGATCGACGCGAAGCTGAAGGGCGGCGATGATCTTCGCGCGCGCGTCCTCGCGCTGGGCGGCGAGGTCGGCGGTCTTCGAGGCGATCTCGCCTTCGACACCGATGAGCCTCTCCTGAAGGTCGAGGGTCGCGCCCTGCACGCGGATCTGCTTCTCGATCCCGGCCTTCAGCACTTCGAGCGTCGCGAGGTCGTCGTCGAGCGTCTTCGTCAGGGCGGCGCGATCGACGCCAAGCTGAAGGGCGTCGAGGAAGGCGTCGGAGAGTTCCTGCCGCTTCGACTGGATCTCGCGAAAGACGCCGACGAGCTGGTCTTCGAGCGCGAGGCGCCGGGTGACGTCCTTCGTCTTCGCGTAGCGGCGGCCGATCTGGTCGGCGATCGAGGTCAGGGCGGCGACCTGCTCCTTCAGCGGGAGGTCCTGGACGCGGTCGAGCGCGCGCGAGATCCGCGAGTCGAAGAACTGCCGTCGCTGCTGGGCGGTCAGCGGTTTGATCTCGCGCTCCCGCGCGTCGGCGAAGGGGTCGCCCGCCCCGAGCGGGTTTACGGTCTGCGCCGGGAGGAGCGGCGATCGCGTCCGGCCGAAGCTCCCCTCGCCGATCGTGTGGATGAAGGCGCCGACGGCGACCCGCGCGTCGTCGGCGTTCGTCGTCGTCTTCGCGAAGTCGTCCTGAAGCTTCTGCATGAGGGCGGCGAGGTGCTGCCCCTGCGAGAAGATGTTCGAGCCGAAGAGGCGCCGGAGGTTCCCGACGAGGCTCGTATCGCGGTCGCCCCGCTGCTCGGCGCCCTGAGCGCCCGTTAGATCCCGCCACTCCCGGTAGGCGTCGCTCGCGGCGGCGATCGAGGACGCGGTCGCGTCGAAGGCCGTAGAGAGGAGGTGCGCGGTCGTCTCGACGTTGCGCTGAAGCCTCCCGGATTCGTTCATCCGGTCGAGCCAGACCGAGAGCTTTTCCAGGTAGGTGTTCAGCGTCGGGAGGAGGGCCTCGCCGAGGATCCGCTGCGTCTCGTGAAGGGTCGCGGCGAAGCGCTGCGACGCGGTCGTCCCGGCGGCGGCCTGACCGGCGAGCTTCTCCTGAGCCTCGCGGATGAGATCCCATCCCTTCGCGTTGGCGTTCAGGCCGGGGACGGCGCGCCGGAGCGCGGTCGTCTGCCCGCCGAAGACCTTCGCGACGACGTTCGCGGCGGCGGCGAAGTCGAGATTCTTCGCGCGGGCGAGGTCGGCCGTCAGCCCGAGGAGGTCGATCGACTTCGAGATGCTGCCGGTGCCGCGGTCGAGGAGGATAAGGGCCTTATCGACGTCCTCGGAGGTGAAGCCGAAGCGCGCCATCGAGAGCCGGGCCTTCTCGACCTCCTCGCTGCTCGCGGCGAACGACTCCCCGGAGGCCTTCATCTGCGCTGCGAGTTGGGCCTGCCCGACGGCGGCTTCGCGGGCGACGCTGACGGACTCCTCGATGAAGCGGCTCAGGCCTTCGAAGGCGAGGAAGCCGCCGGAGGCGAAGGCGAGCGTCCGGCCGAAGCTGTGGAAGAGGCCGGAGCCGGAGAGGGCACCGCGGGCGGCGTGATCGATCTCGCGGCTCGCGCCGTGGGTGCTCGCCCGGAGCTTCGTCGCTTCCGCGCTCGCGAGCCCCATCGAGGCGGCGAGTCGCCGCTCGGCCTCGGTCGCGAGGTTCGCGGCGGCGATCTGCTCCTTCGAGCCCGCGGCGGCCGAGGCGGCGACGCTGCGGAAGGCTGCGGCCTCGGCGCGTAGTACCTCGGTCTGCTTGACGGCGGCGGCGACCTGAACCTGCGCGGTCTTCTCGGCTTGAAGCTGAAGCTCCTTCAGGTCGCCCGAGAAGACGGTCGCGGCCTTCGAAGAGCGCCGCAGCGTCTCGTAATACTTCGAGGCGTCGGCGATTACCTCGACGATCAGCTTGCGACCGGCCACCCCGATCTAGCCCGCCCGGCTACGTGCGAGGTCGGCCATCGCGACATAGGAGGAGAGCGACCAGTAGCCCGCCTCTAGTTCGGCGAGGGTCACGCCCGGAAAGAGGTGCGCGAGCCAGGCCTGATACATCAGGCTCGGATCTCGGACGACGTCGCCGAGTGTGTGCTCTCCGGTCGGATCGACGACGACGAGGAATCTGGCGATGGTGATCCCGAGGAGCCGTTGCTCGGCTGCTCGGTTCCGTCCGGGGGGCGCGCGGGCTTGTCCTCCTCGCCCTCGGCTGTCGTCTCGCCGTCGAGGAAGGTGATATCGCGCGAGAGCCGGAGATCCATCGTCGTCCGGTAGATCCGCTCGACCGACCAGTCCGGGTTGCCGAAGCGGAGCGAGGTCGCGATCAGGGTTAGGAGGATCGGCGCCCGGCCGCGGTCGAAGGAGTCGCCGATCTGGTCGAAGAAGTCGGCGATCGGGATCGCCGCGATGCGGTCGATCAGCATCAGGTCTTTCCCCATATCCGAGACGTGCCAGGGGTAGAAGCGTCCGCGGAACTCGAAGCCGTCCTCGCTCGGCCGCTCGGAGCCGTTGTCGCTGGTCATAGGCGCCCTCCGTTGAAGTCGGCGGCGACGTGATCGAGGAGCCGCTCGACCGAGTCCTCGACCTGCCGCTCGTGCATTTCGAGCGCCGGTTCGAGCGCGCGATCACGAAGGAGGTTCGCGAGGTTCGGACGCCGCCGCGGGTCGTGGGGATTCCGCGTCTTCACGCCGCGGGCCTTCGGCGCGACGTAGACGACCGAGCGCGTCTGCCCCGTCCGCATCTGCGACCAGCGCGGGGAGGACGACATTCGCCGGATCCTCTGCACGGCGAGGCCTTCGGCTTCACGGCGTACCGGCTCGGTCGCCTCGCGAAGCTCCGTGCGGAGCCCGAGGCGAACCTCGCGCTCGGCGAGCGCGAAGCCGCCGGTCAGTCCGCGGAGCCCGACGACCTCGACCGGCATCTACGCCGTCGCCCACTCGAAGCCCGTGTTCGAGGCGGGCCTAAATGTCGCCGTGATCTCGGCCCGAGCGTTTAGCTGCCCGTTCAGGCCGTCGTACTCATAGAGGGCCGCCGTCCCGCCGAACCACGGATTCGCGCTGCTCGTTCCCGCCGTCGCGTCCGGCTGCACGCTGATCGCGAACGTCGTCCCGGCGGCGTAGAGAGGCTGAAGGACGCGATGCGGTTCGCCGGAGCCGAAGCCCTGAAGGAAGCCGATCACGATCGACTGATCGCGCTGGCCTGGGAGATACTCGCGCGTCCCGTTCGGATTGAAGCCAGAGACGTCTACCTGCTCGCGCGTGTCCGGCGTGTCGAGGGAGAAGGCGAAGTTGGAGAGGTCGCTACCCCCGACAACGATCTTCGCGTTCGTGAGGAGGAACTTACCCACGGGGATCAGACTCCTTTCGTGACGAGTGAGCGCTCCGCGAGGTCGCGCATGAAGGCCGCTCGAACGGCGACGCGACTTCCGGGTGCGGCGTGAACGATCCGAGGGTCGGGAAGCTCAGGGCCGAACGGCACTTCGAGCCGGAGCGCGTTCCACTCGTTCCCGAGCCAGTGAGTCCGGTCGTAGAGGGCGGACGGCAAGACGCGAGCGACCGGGCTCCCGCCGTAGCCGAGGACGTGATGAAGCGCCGCCTGCTCCCACCACGGATGATTCAGGTAGCGAGTCTGACGCCAGATCGCTTCGAGCCAGACCTTCATTCCCGGCCTCACGAGCCAGACGCCGCAACTCGGGACGGATCCGTCGGGTGTCTCGTGAAGCGTGATCGCGTGAAGCGCGGTCGGCCCGACCTCGTCGGCGAGGTCGGTCGAGTCGTCGAGGATCACGCAGTCGCAGTCGATCCAGACGACCTCGTCGTAGCCCGCGTCGAGGACGGAGAGAAGGCGACTGATCTTCCCCCAGGACGCGGGCCGGGTCAGGACGGAGGGCGGCTCGTCGATCAGGTCATAGCCGTGCCGGTCGGCGTAAGAGCGGAAGCCCGGCCAGGCGATCTCTAGAAGCTCGTCGAAGTCGCCGGTCGCGAAGGTGACGATCGCGCGGTTCACGCCGCCGCCTCCGAGAGACTGTCCGGGGTGTCCGGATTTGATTCCGGACGGGCGACGAGCCGGTCGAGCGCCGGGAGCCAGTAGCGCTCGAAGACGAGATCGGCGTCGAAGTCGGCGGCGAAGGCGACGGCGCGCTCGCGGAGGGCCTGATCGTCGCGGTGCTCGTAGGCCTCTTCGAGCGCGGAGACGATCGAGGCGAGCGAGGGGACGATGAAGAAGGACTCCTGAAGCGCGTCCCACCAGGGATCGCCGGAGACGAGCCAGCCTGCGCCGCAGTTCTCGGTCATCGCCGAGTGGTCGCTCGTGATGACCGGGACGCCCGAGGCCTGAGCTTCGATCAGCGGGATAGCGAAGCCCTCGCCCATCGACGGGAGGAGGAGCGCGTCGAAGGCCTGATAGAGGGCGGCGACGACCTTCGAGGGCATCCCCAGATGCCAGGCCGCCTCGAAGGGGAAGCGGACGCGCCCGGCGGGAGCGCCGACGGCCTCGGCGAGCGTGTCGAGCGCGATCCCGCCGCCGCCGCGCGAGGGCTTCGCTTCGGAGTGAACGTAGAGCCAGGCGTCCTCGTGCTTCCGCGAGAACTCGGCGAAGGCGTGGAAGGCCTGAGGGAATCCCTTCCTCGGGACGGCCGCGTTGCCCTTGTTCGCGGCGACCATCCCGACGAGGAAGACGTCGCGGGGGATCGATAGCTCGTCGCGCACCTGATCCCGGATCTCGGGCTTCGGCCGGAACTTGGCCGTGTCGATCCCGTGAGGGACGTACAGCGGGTCGAGGCCCGCCTCGTCGAGGAGCCGGTAGCCGAAGCGGCTCATCGCGACCGGCTGAATCTGCTCGTGAGCGAGGACGGCGAGCGCCTGAGGCGGCGTCGGGTAGTGATCGATCGGCGCCCAGCACGCGACCCGGAGCCCGTCGGGCCAGGTGTCCGGCTGAAGGACCCAGGAGTCGCAGAGCGCGACGATCGCGTCCGCGCGGAAGTCGTCGGCGTAGGTCGGGAGGGCGAGGTTCCCCCAGGCGTTATCGGTCGGGTAGCAGGGGATCCCGTCCCAGACGAGCTTCGTCCCGCCGAGCCCGTAGTTGCAGGCGACGGCGACCTCGTGACCGGCCTCGCGGCAGCGGGAGACGAAGAGCCCGGTCTGCTCGCCGTAGCCCGACCCGGCCCAGGGAGGATTCGAGAGCCAGAGGATCCTCATCCGAGGATCACCCGTGTTCGCCACTCGGCGCCGAGGAGCCCGCCCGCGTTCGCGCCGGAGGCGTCCTGGTAGACGATGAAGCCGCTCGGGCCTTCGACCGTCAGGTCGTCCACGGTTCCGGCGAGCGTCGGGTCGGAGGCGATCGCGGCGACGAGCGAGGCCGACCCGCGCGGATCCATGAAGTCGAGGAGAAGCTCCTGCCCGGCCTCGTGATCGGCGGTCGTCACGCGCGCCCTGACCGTGAAGAGCGCCTCCCGGCTCGTGATCCCGAAGGCCGCCTGCTCCTGAAAGGGGTCGGCCGGATAGACGTCGATGCAGGGCGGGGTCGGATTGAAGACGA